AAAGGAGCAAGTAGATGAGTAGATACAAAGATAAAATGATGGGAGTAATGCAAGAGTTTTATTCCTATTTAACTGATGATAGCATGACAAATGATCAAGCTATCGCTAGAATTAAAGAAGATCATGGCGAACATTGGGCAGAATATGTTCGTGACGAGATTGAAACTGAGGAGGCACAATATGAGACCATTGGTTAAGCGTATTGATATGGCTTTACATATCCAGCAGTTGTGTGCAGATCATGGCATAACTGTCACTTATCAATCGTTAGATGATGCCGTTCCTAATTATTATGCCAGCCCTAGTCAAAGGCATATACATATTAGACCTACCAAGAATACGGGCTATTATGTGTCAGCTTTGCACGAAATTGGGCATATCATGGGCAGAAATCAATCTTATAATAATACAGTAAAGGAGAGAGAAGTTGGTGCATGGATTTGGGCAATGCTTAATGCAAAAGTTTGGACAGATACGGCGGATCGTGTCATGTCGAGGGCTTTATCGTCTTATGGTGTTAATGAAGAGGAAAGTAGGGAGATCCAACAAAGGTGGAATCCCTGTCACAGGGACGATGAAGAACAAATCGCAGTTTAATAAGATTTTTATGAAAAATCTTATTAGTCATATTAACAATGCAACTCCCACAAGGGAGTTGTCTTTGTTCGAAAAAATTTATGTAAAGGTAGTAAAATTATGTCGAAGATGATTGTTTATATATGTGTGGTATGGATCGCAGGAAGTCGTCACGATGGTGGTATAACCAAGTGTATGTGGCATCAAAGCCAGGTGAAGTATCAGACAGTAGCTGAGTGCGAAGATGATATCAAGCACTCTAAAAAGTTGCTTAAACTTAGAATTAGACAAGAGTTTGGAGATCGACCAGAGTCTATATCTATTCAGCCTAGTTGTGTCATGGAGTCGTAAAATGAAGCACAAGGATATGTTATCAAAAACGCACTCCACATCCCGTAAATGGGAGAAGAGCATGAAAAAGCGGGCTAAAAAATCGCAACGCCAATTGGATCGGAGGGTAGCTAATGAAAGCCAAAAGTAAAAGATGCTGCAACTGTAACCAGAGAATTGTTCGGGGTATGGCGTTCCCGCTCATGAAAAAAAGCCTGTGTATGGGATGTTTTGTTGAGTTTGGATTAGCCCAGAAGCTGGATATTGATGTGCATCATTACATGAATTGTTCGCATGAACATTGTTTTGATTGTGAATATGCTTTTATGAAAGCACTCTGGGCACTGGACTACAAACAAACCGAAACAGGTAACTGGTACAGGTGTACGCCAGACCCGAAAATTGTTCGTATTTATGACGATTTACTTACCAACTTACCAACTTCCACGGGAAGTAAAAACTTCGGTAAGTTGCAAGGTGTTGATTTTGTTGAATAAATTTAATTTACTTACGGAACTTACCATTTACCTTGGTAAGTTAATTGTGGCTTGTAAGTCATTGATTTTATTGCTACTTACCAACTTACCGAACTTCCCCCCCTATAGGGGGTATAGGGGGGTGGTAAGTAACCCACCTCCCCCAACCCTATTTAACGTAACGACAAGGAGTGAAAACGTATGCCAAAAGTAGGTGAAAATTTACCAAAGGAACAAAGAGACAAAGGACTGAAAAGACTAACGCAACGCCAACAGGATTTTCTCGATAATTTTATCCACAAGGATATGACGCAGACAAATGCAGCTAGACAAGCTGGATATAGCAATCCTAGCGTAGATGCAGTTAGGTTGCTAAGAAATCCTGTGGTGCAGGAGCGTTGGCAAGAAATGCAGGAAGAGAACAGGTCAAGGTTTGGCGTAACGCTAGATAAGTCGCTTCGGGATCTTTTAAAGATCCGTAACGAGGCTCTGGAGCGGGAAAGGTATAGCGAAGCTATTCGGGCTGAAGAACTTCGCTTAAAGGCTTCTGGACTGCTTGTAAACAAGGCTCATGTGCTACATGAGAAAGTAGATAGCATGACGAAGGAGGATATTCTGGCTGAACTAGAGAATCTGCAACGAAAAGCACAGGATCGGATGAAAAAAGCTAACGTTACCCATATACGCCCAAAAAAGATAGAGAAAAATAGCTAAAAGTGGGTTGATCGGGCTCTGCACATGGCGTGTCGCCTGACGGAGTTACCGAACAATTTCCAGTAGGATCGGGATCGGGAGTCTGGATCGGGCTGTTTTACGCTGCCAATGCGTATAATTGTTCGCTTTCAGGTGCAGGTAAGCTCCTGGTATCGGGATCGGATCGGGCTCCAGCCTCCTGCTGCAGGCTGTATACGCACAATTGTTCGTCTTCAGGGTCCTGGGCTGGTCAGGCAGCAGGGGAGGCAACGGGATCGGGAGGCTGTCCAGGCGTATCCTGCTGCCGAACACGCACAATTGTTCGGAGTCGGGTCCAGCAGGGCGTGCTGCCCAGGCGGGATCGGGGTGAATCGGATCGGGACTCGCTGCCTCCTGCCCTGAACGCTCACAATTGTTCGTTCTGGTAGGTCCAGCAGGTGCTGCACAGCCTCCTTCACCAGGCTGTCACCTGCTGCCGTCCTGGTGAATGCTCACAATTGTTCGCAGTCGTTACGCTGCAGGGTGCTGCCTCCAGGCTGTGAAAAAAAAATAAAAAAAATGCTTTTATGTATTGACAGGTTGCAATCATTACTATATTATATATATATAATTCAGCCAAAGGAGTATAAAATGAGTTATGAAAAAATAAAAGAAGCAGTTATCAATCAATTGAAGTGTGATGATGTGCAGCAAACTTTTAAAGATGTGGTTAATGGTGGAGCTTCTGGGGGTTTTGGTGGTTTCATTTATCACAACGAAACTGTCAAATTTGCGAAAGACAACATCAAACATATCTACAAATATTTAAAGGAGCAAGCCAATGACATGGGCGTTAACGCTTTTGAGATGGTGCAAGGCTTTAATTGTTTGTACGACATTCAACCCACTCAGGCAGAAGTAGCCGATACAATACATGGGCATCCTGACCAAGCCACAATCAATGACGGGGTTGATACTCAGATATTAAACGCATTAGCTTGGTATGCGTTGGAAGAAGTCGCCTTCAACGAAACAGAAACCTGATCGGGAAATTGTTCGGGAAGAATCGGGAACGGGACTCACCTGCTCCCGATTTTTTTTGTGCTGGTTCTGGATCTGGGTCCAGCAGGTTACAGGTCCAGATCCCTGCAGCCCCAGGAGTCCGCACAATTGTTCGTACTCACGCCTGGACGCAGGTCATGCCTGGTCCTGCTTTGAAATTGTTCGGAGTTGTGCCTGGAGGCAAAAAAAAAAGAGCCGAGAAATATTTGGAAAGGAAATTCTCGACTCTTCTTCTAATCAACATAGCTACCTAGGAGTAGGCAACTTCAATTAATATAGTATTGATTACCAGATATGTCAATAGAAAAAAATAAAAAAAAATAAAAAAAGTTGTTGACATTATATATAGTAATGATTACTATGTATATATAAACGAAACAGCCAAAGGAGAAACAAATGCGAAAAACAATCACAGGTTATAATATAATTATACGTTGGAGTGATGGCACTAAAGAAGATCTTGATGCACATGGTCAGATTCCTTACTTCAAAAATGTAGATCACTACCTTGATACAATAGAGGAAGAAGTTAATCAAAACGAAGATGAAATAGAGGAGGCGGTAAATGACTAAGTGGGAAGTTGCATTGACAATCGTGCAAATGGTTACCTTCTGGGTAATGGTTTGTGCAGTCGTAATAATCGTGCCATTTTAAGGAGGTAGCAATGGAAAAAATTAAATTACCAACACCAATTTGGGTAGAGCTTTATGGAGAGCTTTCTTCATATGTTGAGGAATATGGTAGCATTGACTGTCGTTTTGACGATGATGGTAATCGTTTAGAAGAATACGAAGGGGAGTATGAGTCTATCGTAGATGACGTAGAAAACATCATGTCAAGGTATTTTGTTAAGTCAGAATAGAAGGGAGGAGCTGAAGCTGGGTTTGTAGCCCAGCTTCTTTTTTATCCTGTAACCGAACAATTGTTCGTATTCAACGACTCGCAGGTACGCTGCCAGTCGCTTCAGGTTGCTGCCTCCTGGAAGACGAGTGCGAACAATTCTTCGTAGTCACGGACCTGCTGTACGCTGCGTTCCTGCTGGAAAAAAAAATAAAAAAAGATATTGACATATGTAGTAATCAATACTATATATATATTATAAATTAATTTCAGCCAAAGGAGAAACAAATGAAAAAGATTTATTTTGCTTACGGAGCAAACACTAACAAAGATGCGATGGCGATTAGATGTCCCAAAGCTAAAGTTATAGGTGGCGGTCATATCTACGGCTACAGGTTAAAGTTTAACAATGTAGCAGACATCGTTCCTGTCAAAGGATTCGATCAGTATGCACCTTGTGTTATATGGGAGATCACAGAGTCTTGTGAAAGATCCTTAGATCGATTCGAGAGTTATCCGTCATTGTATGACAAGATTGAGGTAACTGGTTACGAAGGAACGCAAGGAGAAAGTATAAATGGTTTTGCGTATGTCATGAATTACAAAGGTTTTCATACACCAAGTCCAATTTATGTCAGAGGCATTAGGAATGGATTGAAAGGTGTGTGGGACAAGTTTTACCATGCAGACATTGATAACCATATCGACAAAGCAATCATAGAAAGTTTTCGTGAAAGCGAGAAGCCAATGGTTCATCACCAAAGAATCGGTGGGAAGCAGTGGGCGTAAAACTTTCCTGAGGCGAAAGCCCAGCTCTTCACGGAGCTGGGTTTTTTACTGGCTGGAGAGCGAACAATTGTTCGTACTGGATCGGGCAGGCAGCCCATCGGGCTGATCGGGGATCGGGCTTTGCAGCCATCTGGCTCATGGAGCATTCACCTTCCAGTGCTTTATAGAGTTATAAATAAAAAAAATTAAAAAAAAAATTCAATAAAATCAATGACTTAACAAAATAAAATTGTTCGTACTTGCAATGATTACTACACTATATTATATATATCTTGTGACGTTAATTAATTTGGAAAGGAAAAACATCATGAAGAACAAATTTAAATATATCAACAATCAATCAAGGTTTGCATTTGGATTTGAACCAGAGTTCAATTGTTCAAAAGATTAGAGCAGATTTAACTAATGAACAATTTACTAGGAAATCAATTGAAATGAAAAGACATTCAAATAATTATCTTGAAGATATAAACAATCTCAAGCAATTGTTCGAATTCAATGAAGATACAAATACATTTACTCAATTGCCATTAGAGGTTTATAAGGATGTTGGATATAGAATATCAAGTGAAATTGATTTTTATAAAAGCACAATTGCAAGCTCTAGGTGGGATTGTTACTATGCAAGATTTCCTAAATCACCTAGTGATATATTAAGAGCTGATCCAACTATTGAGAGTTTAAAGAATGCTTTAAATACTATTGCACCACGTGGCATATATAAATATACAGCTCTAAATATTAATCATTACAATGGTAAAAAGACATTTGAAAATCGTTCACATGGTGGAACCTTAGAGATGAATAAAATGAAAACATGGTTTAAGTTTTTATCTAATATTATTGATCATACTGTTCAAACACGTTTTAAAGCCCGTACAGAGCTTCAACAGTTAACAAGCCCTAGTTATATAGGAAGATCTTCAAACACTGTTAAATCTAAGCTATGGGATTTTTGTAGAGGTCAAGTAAGATCAACTAGAGATATCATGACACATTGTAATATTAACAATGCTGAAAGTGTTAGAAGAACAATTTCAGAAATTAGAAGAAATGATCATTATAAATCTTTTATTGTCACTCATAATCAGCAAGAATTTGGTATTGATTATGGTCAATCTAGAGATCATGGAGACAATGGATACGAGGTTTTAATTACTAAAGATATAGAGGTTGAAACAAATGACATTGAAAAGATTGAAG